GTTCATTACCCTCATGAAGCTGTGGCGGCGGACCGGCGCGCGCGCTCAGCGGCGCTTCCTGGATGAGATCGCTGCCGAACGCTCTGGTGCGGAGGTCGATGAGAAATGACAGGCCCGGTTCCTTCCCGCGAATGGTGGACAGCCGATGCGCTCGCCGCCTCGGGTTTACCCGAAGTGCCCTGCACACAACAAGGCGTCGATGCTCTGTCGAAGCGGTTGAACTGGCGCGCGCACCCGGAATTTGCCCGCCGTCGTTCGGGCCGGGGCGGCGGCTGGGAATACCACTGGCGCCTGCTTCCTGTCCGGGCGCAGACCGCCCTGCTGAAGGCATTGGGTGTCGGTTCCAAAGAAGACGCCCGAATGGACCGGGGCACGGCCTGGGCGTGGTTTGATGGTTTGCCCGAGGCGGTAAAGGCAAAAGCGCAGGAGCGCCTCACGCTGATCCGTCAGGTTGAGGCGCTGGAAGAGCCATTGGGTCGCAACCTCGCCGTCGAAACCGTTGCCCGGGGCTCGGGCGTTGCGCCACGCACGATTTGGAACTGGCTCGGCATGATCGAGGGCGCCGACGTGGCGGACCGGCTGGCCTATCTGGCCCCCCGGCACCGCGCCGCCAAGCCGAAGCGCGAGCGCGCCACCTGCAGTCAGGAGTTTCTGGACCGCATCCGGGCGGATTACCTGCGCCTGGGTGGCCCCAGCCTGCGCGCGGCGCACCGGCGCGTGGTCGATTGGTGTCGCAAGAACGGGCTCGCCTTCCTCGAATACCGCACAACCCTGCGCTGGTTTGAGGAGAATGTGCCGCGCGTGACGGAGGTCTTCGCCCGCGAGGGAGAGAAGGGCCTTGCCCGTTGCTTCCCGCCGCAGATCCGCGATCGCTCGACCCTGACCGCACTCGAGGGCATCGTGGCGGATTGCCACAAGGTCGATGTGTTCGTCAGCTGGCCCGGTTTCGAAAAGCCGGTGCGTGTGCAGCTGGTGGCGTTCTCCGACCTCTATTCCAACAAGATCCTGTCCTGGAAGGTCGATCTGGACCCCAACAAGGTCGCGGTGATGTCGGCTTTCGGCGAACTGATCGAGACCTGGGGCATTCCCAGGCACTGCCTTTTCGATAACGGCCGGGAATTCGCCAATAAATGGCTGACCGGCGGCACACCGACCCGGTTTCGGTTCACGGTACGTGAGGATGATGCACTCGGCGTGCTGCCTCAGATGGGCATCAAGGTGCATTGGGCGACACCCGGGCACGGTCAGGCCAAGCCGATCGAGCGGTCGTTCCGCGATCTGGCCGACGATCTGGCACGTCATCCGGCCTTTGCGGGCGCCTATGTCGGTAATCGCCCTGACGCGAAGCCCGAGGACTACGGCAGCCGCGCCATTCCGCTGGCGGACTTCCTCGAGATCACCGAGGAGGTGGTCTGCGCTCACAATGCGCGACCCGGCCGTCTGAACGACACCGCCAGGGGCCGTAGTTTTGATGAGACCTTCGCCGAGTCCTACGTCAATGCGCCGATCCGCAAGGCAACGCCTGAACAGCAACGCCTTTGGCTGATGGGTCAGGAAGTGCGCAAACTGCACAAGCACCACGGATCCTTCCAGTTGTTCAAAAACGGCTACTGGGCAGACTGGATGAACGAGTATGTCGGCCAGCACGTCGTGGCGCGGTTCGATCCGGAGGACCTTCACGCAGGCCTCTTCATCTACGCGCTCGACGGCTCGTTCCTCGGACAGGCGGAATGCCGCGAGAAGGTCGGCTTCTTCGACCTTGTTGGTGCGCAGACGGCAGCAAAACTCAAGCGCCAGCGCCGCGCCGCCGAGAAGAAGCTTCTCGACCTGCACCGCCCTGTCCCCATCGACCAATGGGCTGCGGAGCTGCGCGCGCTTCCCAAGGCCGAAACGCCGCTGATTGAGGCGAAGGTGGTGGAACTGGCACCTGCCCGGCATCGAAAGCCGGTCATCGAGCGCCAGGTGCCGGTGCCGGACACCACGGATGAGGAGCGCCTGAACGTCTACATCGCGGATTTCAGCAAGGCGAAACCCGAACCCGCCGAGACCGAGGAGACCGCAGTCCAACGCTTCTGGCGGGCGCTGGACATCGAGCAGAGATCCGAGGCCGGCGAACAGGTCTCGGAGGAGGATGCCGCCTTCTGGATGCGCATGAAGCGCCTGCCGGAATACCAGTCCATGCGCACGGCCTACGAAAGGTTCGGGGCGCATGCCATCGGATGAAGAATGCCTGGGCGGGTAGAGCCCGGGGCGAGGCGAAGTAACGAGGAGAGACCCATGGACGGAGCAGGCACCATCAACGCGATCGGCAACGTTGCCCCTTTGCGCAATGTCATTTTGCTCAATGCCCTGATCAACAGGGTGCAGAACCGTGACCCGGACCTGCCGGGGCTGGCGTGTTTTTTCGGGCCAAGTGGTTATGGCAAGACCAAGGCCGCTGTCTGGAACGCGCAGGAAACGCGGGCCTATTGGGTTGAGGTCAAATCGACCTGGTCGCGCAAGAAGTTTGCCGAGATGATCCTGCGTTCCATGGGGATCGCCCCCGGCCGCACGATCGGCGACATCGTCGAGCAGATCGGTGACCAGCTCAGCAAATCCGGGCGACCGCTGCTGATCGACGAGGCCGATCTCGTCGCCAAAGACGGCATGATCGGCATCATTCGCGATATTTACGAGAGCTCGCAGGGCACCGTCATCCTGATCGGCGAAGAGAACCTGCCGCAGACCCTTCGGCGTTGGGAGCGGGTTCATAACCGCATGCTGGACTGGGTCGCCGCCCAGCCAGCAGATCTGCGCGAGGTCGGCCTTCTGGCGCGCCTGAAATGCCAGGACATCGAGATCGCGCCAGAGGTCCTGCAATTGGTTCTGGAGCAATCGCAGGCCCGCGCCCGCCGCATCGTGGTGAACCTGCGCCAGATTGCCGAATACGCGCTCCTGACCGGCAAGTCGGAGATCACAATGGCTGACGCCAAGAAGATCACCTTCTTTTCTGGCGAAGCGCCGACGCCACGGAGGACACTGTGATGGGTGCGAAGCCGGGCAGACGGCCTGCAGATCAGTCCACCAATGGGCGTGACGCGATCTGGGCGGTCATCCGCACACAGGGCGATGCGGTCTTCACCGTCGCCTCCCTCGTCGCCGCCTGCGGGGCGAACAACAAGACCTGCCGCGACTACCTGAAGGGTCTGACCGCTGCCGGATACATCGAACAGGCGAGCGCCCCTGATGAGCTGCCAACCACATGGCGGCTGGTGCGCGATATCGGACACGAAGCACCCCGGGTTCGCGCCGATGGCAGCAATGTCACGCAAGGCACGGTTACCGAGCAACTGTGGCGCGGCATGTTCATGCTCAAGGAATTCAGCTTCCGCGATCTGATGGAGACGGCCTCGGTCGATATCCCCGAGGATACCGCGAAGTCCTATTGCAAGATGTTGCTCGCCACGGGGTACCTCCGCGTGATCGTCAAGGCGGCCCCACATGCGGGCCGCATCGCGCGCTACCGTCTCATTCGCAATAATGGTCCCAAGCCCCCGAAAATTCAGCGCGTGAAGCGCGTCTATGACCCAAACACCGGGGAAGTCTTCACGCCGGAGGACATGCTGTGAGCGATCCTCTTGCCGTCGCACGCGCTGCCTGGGGGGCTGATCTGCCCGATTGGGTGCTCAGGCTCGCCGAGGAATGCGCGCAGACCTCCCAGAGCAGGGTTGCCGCGCATCTCGGCAGATCGGCCGCGCTGGTCTCCAACGTCCTGCGCCGGAAATATCCCGGCGACATGGAAGCTGTCGAAGACCTGGTGCGCGGTCGGTACATGCGGGCCACGGTCCGTTGCCCGGCGCTGGGAGAGATATCGACAGCGACCTGCCGCGACTGGATCGCGCTGTCCCGGACCTATGCCAACACCAACAGCGAGCGGGTGCGCATGTGCAACGCCTGCCGCCGGTGCCCCCGCAACCGGAAGGAGTCCCAGACATGACCTTGCTGGCCACTATCGAAGGAACGGCGTTCACTGAGGAGTCGCTGTCGCTGTTCGCAGAACTGACGAAGCTTCGCCCGACGGATGAGGGCGCCCTTGTCGTGATTGCCGCCGCCGCAGTGATCCTCGCCCAGACCTCGCGCACCCCATACCGGCTGTTCGAACTGGTCGATGAATTCGGCGAAGTTACGGAGACGATTGACCGTGAACTCAAGGCGCGCGGGCCTTCCATGCGGCTGGTCGTCTGTAATCGCGCCCCGGGAGCCATGGCATGATCCTCCATATCATCGCGGCTTTCATCTGGCTGCTTGCGGCATTGTTTGCCGCGCATGTGGGTATGGCCCTGGAGAAGAAGGAAGAATCTTCCGCCGCTTTTGGCTTGGCCATATGGGCCGTGCTGGCAGTCATCGCCTTTGCTTTGCAGGTGTTGGCATGACCGCCTCGGCGCGCTGGACCCTGCCTGCAATGCTCGACCGGGCCGCACGCGGTGCGGGCAAGGTCGATGCGCTCGGCCGGCGTGGCGCGACAATGGTCAGTCTGGACGAAATCGAAGCCATGGCCGGGGCGCTCGCGGTGCTGGGCCTGCACGTCATCCATCCCGGCGCGGAGCCGCAGCTCCCCGCCGTCACCCCCCTGAAACCCCTGAAAGGACACGCTGATGTCTGACCACATTCCCGCTCCGATCCCTGACGGCCGCGTTGCCGTCTCGGGCAAGAACTACATCCCCGACTCGAAGGGCAATCTTGTGCCCGTGGAACTTGTCGCCCCCGAAGCGCTTCTTGAGGACGAGACGGTGCGCCGGATCGCGGGCTATGGCGTCGCGCTCAGCGAGCAGGTTGCCCGGTTCAAGGCCCATACATTCGAGGACCTGGGCGCATTTGAAGCCCTGCTCGCGCAGGAATATGGCGCTGGCAAGGGCGGCGCCAAGGGCAACAAGACCTTCATGTCCTTCGACGGTCTCTGGAAGGTGCAGGTGCAGGTGGCCGATCATATCGACTTCGGCCCGCAGTTGCAGATTGCAAAGGAGCTGGTCGACGAATGCCTCAATGAATGGTCAGCCGACAGCCGCCCCGAGATCCGCGCGCTGATCACCCGGGCCTTCAACACGGATAAAGCCGGTCAGATCAACCGCAGCGAGATTTTCATGCTGCTGCGGCTGGAAATCGACGACCCGCGCTGGAAAGAGGCCATGCGGGCCATCCGCGACGCGATGCGGATCGTGGGTTCAAAGACCTATGTGCGCCTCTATCGGCGCGCCGAGCATGACGCGCCCTGGGAGGCCGTCAGCATCGATCTGGCGAAGGTATGAGGACAGAGACAATGGCCACCCACAAAACGATGCAGTTAACGATCGATGAAGCAACGGTGCTCATGGTCGCCGAGATTTTGCGCAAAGAGCGCGGCGCGGCGCAATGGGACGTTGAAGACGCTCAGGTTGCGATCGTGGATGCAGTCAAGCGCATGAGAGCCTTCGGTTCGGAGGCCTCGGATGGGTAAGCAGATCGCCATGGTTTACACACCACTCTACGACATGACCGGTCAGCCCGAGGTGCAACACGTCCTCGATGTCGCCCGTTTCGACATGCTGGATACAACCTGCCAGGTTGGCCTTTCTCCATGCAACGAACTGCTGGAGCTGAAGGTCGGGCATCGCCGCTTCATGGTCTCGATCATGGATCTGGCCGCAACCGGTGCCATCGCCGTTGAGACCCACCTTCAGGGCGAAATCCGCCAGCGGATCGCGTCCAGCATGCCCGGCACTACACCGCCTGCAAATCCTGAAGCAGCGTCCGCCAATCACCCGTTCGGTTCTGCCGGCAGGCTCAACTGAGCAACTCTCGTCCGGCGTGGTGCCGGGCGATCAACCCCGAGAGAGGAACTAACCATGTCGAACCTTCTTCCCAAAAGTGATCTTGCCGCATCCGTCGCTTCGGAGGCCGGTG